CAAGAATCTAATGGTTGATTAAAGTAAATACATTGATAAAACATATTAGACATATCAGTTACATTGCTAACATTCCAAGAATTTAGTGGTTGGTCAAAGTTAAAACAACGTTGGAACATACCAATCATACTAGTTACACTACTAACATTCCATGAATTTAGTGATTGATTAAAATTAGTACAATCCCCAAACATAAAATTCATACTAGTTACACTACTAACATTCCATGAATTTAGTGATTGATTAAAATTAGTACAATTAGTAAATGTTCCGCGCATAGTAGTTACACTACTAACATCCCATGAATTTAGTGGTTGATCAAAATTAGTACAACTGTCAAACATAAAATCCATATTAGTTACACTACTAACATCCCATGAATTTAGTGGTTGATTAAAATCAGTACAACCCCCAAACATAAAAGTCATATTAGTTACACTACTAACATTCCATGAATTTAGTGGTTGATTAAAATTAGTACAAGCGGTAAATACGTCACTCATATTAGTTACACTACTAACATCCCATGAATTTAGTGGTTGATTAAAATTAATACAACCCCTAAATATTCCATTCATGATAGTTACATTATTAGTATTCCATGAACTTACATTTGGGCTATTAAAATTAGTTGCATTAAAAAAACTATATTGTAGGTTTGTTAGCGACGTAGGAATACTTGATGGTACACTTGTTAAGTTTGTGGCACCATAAAAGGCATATTCAAGTGATTGCAAACCATTATTAAATTGATTTACTGATGCAAGTTTTTGTTGACTATTTGAATATAAAGGAAAGAAAAAGAAAGATATATCACCATACCTTGTAAGTGTACCTGCTATAGTAACAGTGTAAATACCCAATGGATTTGAGTATGTGTGCATTTTAGCACCCGGAGTATTAACTGTTTCTATATTACCATCACCCCAATTTATAATAACATCAACAGTACCATATAATGGTAAGTAAACCTCATTGCCAGGTGAAAGACCAACATCAAATGTTAATGACATTAAATCACCGGGAGGTGGAGGTGGTGGCGCAGATGAAGATAGTTGGTAAATCCCAAAACCTAAAAGTATTTGATGTATTCCTGACATTATTATAACCTTGTTGCAAATACTCTGGTTTTATAAAATTTTATTAGATCCATAAATGTGAAGTTTTAATTAACACATTTTTATTTATCTTATAATATTTTAGACAAACTTAAGGTAGTAATCTTCAACTCTTTTCCACCACATTGTTGTATATTTTTGAAATTCTGATCCTTCAATGATAAATTCTTGGTATTCCAAATTAGGCGTACACATTAAAATTACGCCTTTTTTTATACTAGTTCCATAAACTATATTATGGGCATCACTATATGCACAAAGTTGCAGGAAATAATCATCAATCCATTCTTTCTTTTTAATTTTATTTGCCTGTTTAAAGTCTATAATAGCTTCTGAACCATCATGGATACCTATTAAATCTGTGGTACCTGCATAAATTTTAGGAAAATATAAATTTACTTCTGTACCCCAAAATTCACTACATTTATTTAAACCTTGTTTAATTATAGTATGGGCCATACTATGACTTTGTTTGCTATAGGGATTTGAACCAGGATCTTCGGTATTACCCGTTTTAACATAATTTTCAAGCCATTTATGCATACGTGTGCCACGCGAGCTTGCTTCTATAACAATATTCTGAGCTTGTTTATGTCCTATTCTATTTCGCCATGCATTTAATATAGCAATTTTTTCTTCTGGAGTTGTTGCTGAAAGTATAGTAGTTACACTGGGTAATTTTTCACCGTCAGGTGAATTGTATTTGCGTTCACCATCAATATTTTCACGTGATAGTGGTTGGTAATTAAATTTATTAGGATTGAACATCTAGATAATATAACAAATATTACTCAAGATGTCAAGTTACACCCTAAAACTGCTACCACAACCACAGCGATTTTTTTCATTGGGATTTACAAAATCAAATCCTTCATTTAGCCCATTTTTAACATAGTCAATTGTAGAGCCATATAGATATGGTCTATGTTTTGGATCCATATAGATGCGAACACCTTTTATATCATGATGTTCAATGCAGTGTTGCAAACCTTGCTCGATATCAACATATTCTAGTGTATAAGCCAATCCAGAACACCCAGTGGTTCTTACTCCTATTTTAACACCTAAACCCTGTTGACGTTTTTCTATTTTTTCTATGATTTTTTTTGCTGCGTTGTCTGTTAAATTAATCATTTAGTTAAAGTTTTATTTGCCATCTGTTTTACAATTTTTTTGTTTTCATCAGGCTTTGTTTTAGTATCATCATCTTGACCTTTAAAAACAACATTAGAACCTTGAATGTTCTTAACGACCTGTTTTAAAGGATCTTTTTGAATCATAGAGTATAAATTATCTTTATCTAAAATAATATTATATTTAGAATAATAATCCAATAAATTGTCTACTGACCAATTTTGTATCAGACCTTTTTCAACGTCTGTTTTAAGTTGGTCAGTAGCAACAACTATTTTGGAAACGAGCGGTTTTGTCTCGTCAAATTCATATAAAAACATATTAACGTTTAGCTCTGCCTACATTACCAACCGGTTCCATTTCCGGTTCATCAGTTGGCTCTGGCGGCATTTCGGTTTCAATTTCTTCGGCGCCGACTATTTCTTCACCATCAGGCATTGTAGAACCTACATCTGTTACTGCCATTTCCTCACCGCCCGTTCCAGAAACATCAAACGCATCACCACTACCTTGCCCTGTCATAGCATTTAAAGCACTTTGTAACGAGGTCTTCGTTGCAGTTAATGTTTGATTTAATGTAGTTAGTGATTCGCCAGCCTGTGAGTTAAATTGTGAGCTTTCGTTAACCCCGATTTCAGACTGAATACTATCTACAAGAGCAGGAAGTTCTTTAACTAGCATGTCATTTACTTCTTCAATCATCTTTTGAATTGAGTCAACCATGTCCTGTGCGGCTAAAATTACTTGTGATTTTTCAACTTCAACGTTTTCGATAACAACTTTTGGTTTAATCTTTTGGAGTTCGTTAAAGTGTTTAACTAGTGACTGTTCCATAAACACTAGTTTCATGTATGACCCATTGTTTTGATTTTGATAAAATGAAGGATTTTGTTTTGCTTCTTTAATTAAACCTCTTACTTTTTTAAGCATTTCTGCTGTTTTGATTTTGTCTAATTTTGAAGGATTAAAAGTAACATTAAAGTTTTCCTTTAATGCTTTAACTTGGGTGTTATTTTTGTCAAAGTCAAATAGTTTCATAATTTTTTCCAAATTTATTATATATTTATCAATCTTTGATTATTTGTGCGGGTTTCTTTCTTTGAACCTCTCAGATTGTAAGTTTTTGGCAAAGTCTACAAATTTATCAGTTTGTTGTTTAATTTTCTTTTTTCTTAAAAGTTCTTCGTTTAGTTTAGCAATATAAATCATTTTTGAATCAAAATCTTTTGTTTTTCCTAATAGCAATCTAAGTTGGTGTATAGAAACATCTATCCCTGCTAATTGAACATCTAAACTTTTTATCACATTAGTTTCATGAAATTTATTTAGATTATCGAAAATACAATAACAAACTGCAATTTTTAATGAGTTAAAAGTATGTTTGGTGTCATTGAAAGTTAAATTGAGTTCAAATAATCCATTGTTTTTTTCACTAATACAATATCTATTAAACAACCAATATTGATTAGTTTCATTATCTTTGAACAAAAATACATTATTCAATGAAGTATTTAATTCATTAATTACAAATTTTGCTAGTTTTTTTTCAGTAATAATATTCATAGTTTTTCAAAATATATGTTTTTACATTCAGGTGTAGTGTCTAATTTGTTTGATAGTTTGTCCCATTCTGTACCACACAATATCATAGGTATTTCATTACAATCATCGTATAACAACCCAAAATCCTTAATTCCATCTTCAAAAACGCTAGAATGTTGCACCTCGAACATAAAATACCAACATGAAACTTCTTCTGATTCGTACAAAAATCCAAATTTGTCAAAATCTTCAAAATTAATTTTGAATTTTTGAGGTATACTAATGTATTCAGGCTGTGATCTCAATGAGATAGCTTGTAAAATAGTATCAAAGTTTGCTTGTGTATTTCTTTTATATAGCCACTGAGAAACATCCTCTATATTTGAAGGGCAAGGTCTATTAGATACGTTTGTTTGAGTAATATCAAACAGTGTATAGCATATGATCTTATGATTCATAATACTATTTAGAGAAGGTACTAGCCTCTTTTAAAATCTTATGACGGAGTAACAATGATTCTCTTATCTTTTGTTTATGTTCTTCTGACTTGGCCGGTCGCTTTGTTTTAGGTTTGCGCATCGCAAGCTTGTGACTCTCGGATTTAGGGACTCCGGGTGGATGTGATAATTTGTTAGATTCGCTGTTTCGTGCTAGGGTTTCTGCTGAATATACCGCAGTCCTCCCCTTATGCCACGGTGAGCATCCGGACGCCCCTTCGCCTCCATCCGTCCTATTTCTAAGAATCCCGGTACTCAAGTCTTTTCTGCCATACCACCGTATCATGCGCCGCTCCAATGCAAATACACCCAACTCAGTAAGGGAGGATTCAATGACAACTACCAACGCATCGTTTAGTGGAGTACGGTGTCGTTCTTTTTTAGCATGATTCCATGCTCTATCATGTAATCCTTTGCCTATATAATATGGACTCCCGTCATACCGCAAGTATGCATATACATAAAACCCTGCCGGCGGGGCAGATTTCTAATAAATATTCACGCTGATTGCTCCTTAATAGCATTAGAGTAGTTGGGATGTACGAAGTCCGCGAACTACACTTTTATTTATCCCGTAAAAAAAGGCCCATTAAATGGGCCTTTTTATCTATCTAATTTAGATTAGTTTGTGAATGTTGCTGATGGTGCTGTTGTTACAGCATAACCTAATGCAGCGGTTAATGCTGCGTCTAGGGCGCCAGCGTTAGTGAAGTCCCATGCACCGGTTGGGTAGACTGCAACTGCTAATGTGTCTGTATTATCACCAACTTCTGTAAACTCGAACAAATAAACTGTTGCTAATTGCTGAATAGTTTGAAAAGCTGTTGCAATATCAGCACCACTTGGTGTTGTTACACCGGTAAATGTGATTGTACCAAAGTCTAATTTTGGACCTTGTGGTTGTACTGTTGCTGCTGATGTTACAGCATTAAGACCTGTGTTTGTATAAGCTGGGCTGTCTAAGTTTAGAACTGGTTTGAAGTCACCATTAACTTTTGTAAATTGTGCCATGATAAAATTTCCTTTAAATGTTTGGAACCTACTGTTCCATATTAATATTTATCATTTATACAAAAAAAAGTCGGTTTTGGATAAATTTATTTAGATTCTTGCAGCTAAATTTTGAGCACTAAAACCCATTCTGTCAACAAATTTAAGACCTTGACTAACATATCCCTCTTGTGTCTTAGTACCATCTTGCAAATAGCCCTGAACTGGGGCGGTTTCAGCAGCCGTATTCAATTGTTCTACTATTGACATTTTAAGTTTATAAATCTCACTCCAAATGACAAATGCCCCACGTAAACCATCTATGTTATTTTCTAAATGCTGTGTTAATTTTTTACGCATACTATCAGTCATTGGTCTACTTTTAAAGTATTCCATGAAATTTTTAGTTAAATTATTAAGATTTTTACCTATTATTCTTTTATTTATATATGTCGTAAACAAATTTTCAAAGGCAGAACTAGCTTGAGGAGCAGTTGTAAATAACTGATCTACAGCCGGACCATAAGTATTAATTGCTTTTTTAGCATTGTTTACAAGTGTATTATTTATTTTAATTTTCGGTGTTATGGGCATTTTAGCTGGAACAATAGCAACATTGCTATTATTTTTGAGGTTTCCTAATGTACCATTCAATGATATAGCATCATCTGTTGACAGCATATTAGCCGGTATAAATTGATGTACTACAATACCAGCAGTTTTATTAGTAAAATTTTTTCCTATCTCACTATTAGAATCAACAGTATATGCTATCCCATTTGGATTAGGCCTAAAATGATATAATCCATCATTACCTGCTTTTAATGGCTGATTAAAAAGTAAGTCACCCCAATAGTATCCTTTACCTGAATCTGCTTTTTCTAAATCACTCCATATATTAGCTATTAACTGATGTAATTGAGGACGGTCTACACCACGCATTTGATCATATTGTACAAATTCTTTTGGAGAGTAAATGTTTCTACCTGACATGTCTTTTTTATTAAACATGTGTTTATCCATGATACTAAACTTACCGTTAGTTCCACGGCCAAAAATCAATGCTGGATAGCCATCAAACTTGACGGTGATTGATTCGGGAGATTTCGCTGTTTTAATTATAGATTCTATTGCTCGATTAGCACCATTACTACCATCTAAAAAAACCAAATCTTCTGGATGATCTAGGTGCCCTTTGGCTTCTTGCAAAATTATATCCCGCTTAAATATTAAATCTAAGCGAAGTTTAATAGATGTTAGACTTTCTGACAAATTCATTTTTTATTTTTTTTAGATTCTGTTGTCACTGGTGTTGGTTGTGTTATGGGTTTTGTAGTTGGCTGTATATTTCTTTTTCCAGCAGTCCTATCTGCAAAGCCAGGTTTAGATACTCCAGTTGCAATCTTTTTAATTATTTTAGAATACAAAGTTGAATCATTACTCTTTAGTTTATTTAACCCAGTGATAATTAATTTTGATAATTCATTATTATTCATTTGCATTACAATATTTTGTGCATTCTGTAGGTTAGGGGAAGTGTTTACCATAGCAGTCGATGTTTGCGCAACGCTAGGTTTTTGAGTAGGTATTGCAGTTGCCGGTGCCGCAGTAGGTTGTTCATCGTCTGCGGCCGAACTCACTTGTGAAATAGCCCATGCTACATTTGCCAATTGATTCAATGCTTTTTTACCTTTGTCTTTACTATATGTAGTTTGAACATTGTTGATAATTTTATCTATGTCTGCTTTATAAGGTATGATGTTAACATCATGCATATATTGTTTAAAAAACCTTTGTAGATATTGTGTTATACTTTCGGCTTCATTTAATATTTGTTCAAATACATTGTTTAATTTTAAATATTTGGTTTCAATAATTTTAAATTTTTTGTTGCTATTAACGACACTAAAACCCAAATCTTCCCAAGTTAAACCTACACTCTCAATCAATGTATTAAAATAATAAATTTGCCATGCTTCTGAAATTTTTGCTGGTAAATCTATTTTTTTACCTTGACGTAAATTTTGAATGGCTGTAGTTGCAAAATTAGGATCGTTGTTTTTCTTTAAAACTAATTCTACCGTTTTTATAGCATTATTCCATTCTGGAGTATTTTTATAGTCTGCCATAAAATTAACTAACTGTTTAGTTAAATTAATTTTTTGATTTTTGTCCTGCACTTTGTTTAATTGAGTGCTTATATTACGAACATAATTGTTAACATTCTGTATATTTTTTTGATTGCTACTTGGTGTCTGATTAGTTCTTTTTTGCAACGTAGTTGTTTGTGTAGTAGTTTGTGGCGGTATTACATTTTTTGGATTTACGACTTGAGAATTTGGTTGTAGATTTACATCTACTAGTCCACTTTTAACCGCTGTATCTAAACTACTATAAGCTTTACCTATAAAGTCCTTCAAAAACATGTCCTGAGCCATTTTTTGTTGTATAGTTTGACCCTGAGCCTGACCTGTGATTTTTTTAAGTGCAGTGGAACCTACATCACCAATAACGTCACTTAATGCTAATTCATCTAACTTACCAGCATGTTTATTCTTTTGTTTCATTACTTTTCCTTAAAGATTTGCCGAAACGGTGCTGGTCTTTATATTTAATAGAACTTAATAACTTTTTCTCAAGTAATTCTGCCTTATCTTTATCATATTGTTTATTAATAAGTTCTAATAAATTTATGGCACTCATTATTATGTTGTGGGCACGGCTTTCAATCACATGATTGATATCACGGTTACTGCCAATGGCCTCAAGTTCTTCTAAAAGGCTACGAGTTTTTTTCTGCATAATTTTTACCTTATAGTATTTATCGCAACCACCACATTCTATTTCTTTAAGGTATTAAGTAATGTTTTAAGTTTTACACTTTCTATATTAGCTACAATTTTTTTGGATTCCCTAGTTATTTCTCCGGTTTCCGGGTCAACTTTTTCAACCACAGTAGTTTGTGGCTTTAGTTTGTTTAATAAATCATTTGCGCTGGGTTGTGGTGTAGAATTATGTGGTTTAAAATTATTTTCAGTGTCGGGGTCTGTAATTCTTAATGTTTCTACATTAAATTCTAGTTCAATCTTTTGACCAACTCCAGAACTTGATCGTGTTTTCATCAATTGCAATTGATACTGGCCACGCTCACGCATACTACGGCTTGTAAAAATGCCAAATACATTGTCTGCTGTGTTGATCTTACTAATACCACCTGAAATATGACTATGATCAAACTCTATTTCTTCAACCGCGCTACGATTTAACTGACTTGCAGTGACAAATAATACATTTAATTCTTTAGCCAAATTGCGCAATTCTTCTGAAACATACTTATCTTTGACGAATAAGTCACTTGGACTAACCTTCGCACTTACAGGCATCAGCAAATCTAAGTAATCTACACATAGAAAATCAGCTTTTAATCCTGTTTGTATTTGCAATTCTTTGCAATATGCTCGTAAGTCATTGACTGTGCTTTGTGCAGGCATATACTTAATACGTAGCTTACCTGCTTTTTTAGCAACCATTTTAATTTTCATTTCTACATTGTCAATGTTTTTGAAAATTTCACGGGTACTTGTTTCAGTCATCATGCTATCGATACGCATAGCACATAGACCTTCACTAAGTTCTAGTGTTACATAAATGCCGTTTAACCCTGCTTGCACCCAATTTACGGCTAAATTTTGCATGAATAAACTTTTACCAGAACCACTTCCACCTGCAAATATTTGCAATTCACCTCTGTTGAACCCCCCATATAGTTTATTATCCATGGTTGGCCAACCTGTGCTGTTTTGACCATTATTAGATTTTAATGCCATCAATCGTGATTTAGGATCATTAAAGTAATCTGTGCCCATATCACGTTGTAGACTTATCTGCACAGCGTCTTTAACCAATTTTTCTACCGGATCAAACTCTCCCTTTTCTAATAACTCAGCACTTTTTAATATCGCCCTTTCAAGTTCTTGCCTTCTTGTAAATGATTCAAACTCTACTAGAAACCATTCATAGTGCCCATCATTTAGTTCAGGTATTGTTTCTACTTCTATACCAGTAACTGCCTTAATTTGGGTGCTTTCAGGCATAATATTGTATTTGGTACTATGTTCTACTATAAATTCTGCCACTGGTTTTAATCGTTTATCAAAATTAGCAGGATTTATAATATTCATTACTCTAGTATACAATTCACTATTGGTAACCATCATTTGTAAAAACAATAATTGTATTTCTTGATTATATTCTTTTGACAATTTTTTTCCTCTGCATTTCTATTTTAATTTTATTTGTTGTAGCCGATTGTAATATACTTAATAAAGTGGGCAATTTACCATACTTACAAACTGCATCATTAACGTCTTTAACATTATCACCCCAATTAGGCAAACTGACATTAAATCCGCAATCTATGGCCCTATCGATAATTTCTAGACCCGATTTATCTTGATCTGGTACAAAAATTATTTTTTTGTTTAAATTTTTAAGTTGTGTTACATGATTTTCATTAATTGTATTTGTTAAAAGTGCTATACCATTTATACTTAATGCATCAAAAACACCCTCAACCAATATACACACTTCATATTCAGGTTTTTGTAAGTCGAAACCAAACATATAACCACTTTGTTGTTCATTTATGTATTTTGGTATTCTATTATCTAAAAACCTACTAGTATGTCCTACTATTTTTCCATTATGTGTAAACGGTATAATTATGCGTTTGCTTTCTCTACCCTCTGATTTTGGAGTTACCATGAATGGATATTCGTTGTAATTTATTTTTCTATTATTCAAATAGTCGATATAAATTTTATGCTGTGTATTGTTAATGTCGATCAAATCACATTCCGGGAGTTTTGTTTCTTTAAAAACTATTTTTATTTTATTAGTTTTTTTAACCTTGACCAAACTTAATAAATCTTTATGTTTTAAACTTTCTAAATTATACTTGTCAATTTGAATTTCATCAACGCCGCACCATAACAAAAATTTTCTAGTATTTTTGGTAATACTTTTACCAAGAATAAATCCACACTTAAATTGGCAGTTAAAACAGTGGTAATTCCAATTAGTGGTATCAATCATTTTAATGCCACCGCGCCCACGACGATCTTGTGTATGTCCACGATGGTGGCAACATATAGCATTAAAGCTATACCAGCCACTTTGTGTAGTTTTTTTTCTACCGGGTATTAAAGTAAGTACATCAAGCATCTAATAATTATAGCATAATTACATGCAAAATATATAGATGTTTGGTATTATCTTGCTAAGATGTTTGTCACGGCGCCCGTATTGCTGGTAAATACCATTCTTACATAAGGATGAAATCCCTTTATAACATATCCCTGTGTATTGCTATTATTAGCATAAGTTTCTGTAATAATAGGATACCAATCACCATCTACAATAGTTGAACCTTCTATGGTTACATCGCCATTAAATTGTTCAAAACCAGTTTGTATAGTCAATATTGGGTTGTCCTCTGTATTGATTACACTACTATAATAAGTGTTAGCATTTGGTAACACATTACTTATAGAATTGTTGGAACTAATGTTAGGAAAAGGTTGACCGGTTGGTATAGTAACATTTGCTGAGGGTACAAATGATGGCAATACTGAGTTAACAATATTCATATCACCTCTTGCACCTGCATTTTGATCAACATATACCGGGTAGTCAAAATTATCTACTGGTATTTCTAATGAATAATGAGCTAATTGCGGAATTATATTTTCGATATCGGCTGCATTTAGTCTTAATACTGCTATACCGGTTAATGGTAATTGTAATGTTAGAACTTTTTCTAATAAAACCGCGGTGCCGTTATTATTAATAATACGACATTTAATTTCTTTTCCCGTGATATTTACTGGTTTTTGTTCTTGGTCCAAAAATTGAAATTGTATTTGATTATCGACTCCGCGATGAATAGTCAACGGTTTACTATATACTGGCATGTAGCGCCTCGCTGAATTTCCGGACAAAAGGACAACAATTTGTCTTTGGGTGTATACAAAAACCGAAGTTGAATAAGCCATACAAAATTTTGTCTCCTGATGTCACGATGCTATTATTTATCAAATGAGCTAAATAAGTGTAGTTCGCGGGAATCTCACCTCCCCAACTACTCTATGATTGAAAAGGAATCACAGCATGACTATTTATTCAAAAAATAATCCACCCGACGGATATTATGTCTATGCGTATATCAGACATGATGGTTCACCATATTATGTAGGTAAAGGTTCAGTAATAAGAGCATGGTCAAAAAGTAAGAATGAAGTCGGTAAACCAACCTCAACAGATAGAATAATAATATTAGAAACTAACCTAACCGAAGTAGGTGCATTTGCACTAGAGCGGAGATTAATTCGTTGGTACGGTAGAAAAGATTTGGGAACAGGAATTTTAAGAAATAAAACAGATGGTGGGGACGGTGCTGCTGGATATAAATTTTCTAAAGAAGCCGTGATTCGGCGGAGTAAGGAACGAATTGGCATAAAAAATCCAAAAATATCTAAAGCCTTATCTAACAGGGTATTTTCAGAAAAACATAAACAAAACATAAGTTATAGCAAAAGAAATAAAAAGTTCACCGAACAGCATCGTAAGGCATTATCATTATCACATCAAGGCAAACCATCACCTCTTAGAGGAAGAAAACAATCACAAAAAACAATTGATGCAAAAAGTGCATCTCTTAGAGGTATTGAAAAACCAAAATATATTTGTCCTCACTGTCAAAAATCAGGAAAAGGTCCTGTAATGAAACGCTTTCATTTTGACAGGTGTCCTAAATACTAAAATATTTACTTTGGAAATCCGTGATTAAATATAGTTTATAGTTTTGTATTATAAAATTATGAACAACAAAGAATTCTTTATAAGACTGAGCCAAAATCACCCCTTCATTTCTGTTTGTTCTTACAACAGTCAAGATTATGTAGGTATCATACAAAATCGTGACGACATTGTAACCACTATATATGATTATGGTGCAATAGTTGACCCTAAGTTAAAAGAAAAATTTCTTGAGTTAGGCGATATTTGGTGGTGGGAAAGTAATCGCCTCACACCAATTAATTTATTCCTAAAAGAAGAATGGCATATTTTTAAGCCATTTTTACGCACTTTTACTAATAAAGGTTTGGTAATCTTACATGGTCCTGTTTGTAGTTTAACAGAATTATATAAACGCAGGACAAAAAGACGCAGTATTACTTTGGTAAGACGTTTACCCTAGATTTCTTTATTTTGCTTTGTCTTTCTCTAGCTAATTTTAAGCCTAATTTGCTAGTTCTAGTATCAAAACATATTCCATCTAAATGATCATATTCGTGTTGAAAAACTCTGGACATAATACCATCTAGTGTTTTTTCTATTATTTCCCCCAATATATTTTGATATGTAACTTGTATTTTTTCATATCGATTAACATGTAACCAAAGATCGGGGAAGCTTAGACAACCTTCTGTGTCCCTAATTGAGCCTTCACCATTTAATATTTTAGGATTAATACAAACTATTAGATTATCTTTATTGCCCATAATAAAAAGTCTTTTATTCACACCAACTTGGGGCGCCGAAAGACCTATTCCATTATTTTCAAACATTATTCTTGTCATTTCCTTGACAAGTTCTGAGGGATTTTCTAAAGTAAAGTCCCAATCTGTTGATTTTTCTCTTAGTGTTTTATTCATTTCATCGATCAATTTTAAGTTCATTTGCCAAATCCATTTGCATATAGTGCAGCACCTATAATACCTGCACTATTACCAAAATTTGCTTTGTATATATTACATGGGGTTTGTATTTTGTGGCCCCAGTTTTCCCATTGTTCACTTATACCACCACCAATAATAATGTTATCAGGCTGAAACATATCACATATATGAAATAAAAATTCGTTCATACGTTCTATATATTGGTCCCAAGATAAATTCAATTTAGCTTTTCCGGATACATAAGTTTCTGCATTGATTTTTTGATTAGGTAAAGTAATTCTACCACATTCTAAATTGGGTATTAATATGCCATTGTATACCATTGCAAAACCTATTCCAGTACCAAATGTTAATACTATGGTTAGTCCTGATAATTGATTATAATACAAAATTTCTGCCACCGCTGCTGCATCGGCATCATTTATAAATGTGCAATCAGTTTTAATTATTTCGTTTGCTATATCAGTAAGTATAATGTTTTGCCAACTATCATCAATATTAGTTGTTGTGAGAGCCTTATTATTTTTTACTACGCATGGAATAGCAAAACCCACTTTAGATATTTCATTTGTTATCCATGGCTTTATAAGAGTAAAAATATTAGTAGGTGTAGACGGTTGCGGCGTCATAAGTGACATTTTTAATTTTATATTTTTAGGAGAATGTACTATACCTCCCTTTATAAATGATCCGCCAACATCTATTCCAAATATCATGATATTTTAATTTTTTCGTTTTCAAAAATTACACGACACCGTGTTCCTGTTCCTCTAAGAGGTTCATATGCACCACTACCAAACGCCGTAGTATTACATTAGTTAAAAGGATGCCTTAATTAATTGGTATAATTCTTCAACTGTTATACTACTCTTACTTCCTTTACTTGTATTTTTCTTTGCTTCTATAATTTGTAAATTTGCAGGGTGATTGACAACTTCTGCGGGCAAGTTTGCATTCCATGCATCAAGGATACTCAATTTATGATCTACATGATAAGTTTGCTGACCTAATTGATATCCATTTTCTGTAGCCCACATTTGTGCTCGTTGCCTTATTGCTCTAGCATAGTGTCTATAATTTTTAGCAGCCTCGGGTGTTAGCAAACCTGATTTTTTTCTTTTAGTCTCTTTCATCTTGTTAACTGCCTCAGGAGTACATGCAGTTTTTAGTAAGGTTTCTGTAGTTTTGAGTTTTCGTTGCTCAGCCTCTGGGCGCTGCCACTGCTGTTTCACTTTATCAGAATGCTTTTTAATATAAGAATCACATTGATAAGTCGTGGCACAGCAAGAATACTTACCATTAGTGTTTCTAAAAAGTGCTATCCGGCCACATCCTTGGTCACATAATTGATTTTTTGGTATAGGATCATGCGTTTTGTTGTGATAGTGCCACATCTGTGGATTGTTGGAAATGTAGTCGCAATGGTTACATTTCCTGGGATAGAAAATTCCTGTTTGGTGTTTATTCTTTGAACCTTTTGGGCGGCCCATAAATACTCCTTATTAGAGTATTTATTCCTATTCAAACAATCACACGCCTTTATGTTCTTGCTCGGCAAGGAGATTCATATGTACCGCGACAAGCCATGCATAGGAAATTGAGTGACTTTTTTTGAAATGATATCCATCATTTTCCTTATCCCATATAGTCTTTGCAACTTCTTTCCAGGGTAGTCCTATTAGGTGTTTTTTTGCAGGACGAATCACAGCTAAGAACATAGCTAATCTAGTAATACTATTAATAGGTTCTGGCATTTTCTGTATAGAGTTGTAATGATTCGCTAAATGTATCAACTTTTCAACAAATTGTTTGTTGTTTAATTTATTCCAATTAGGTTCCCGCATCAATGATTTAAGATGTTCCTCATTTTTGACAGAATCATATACATGCACATTCAACAAATCTAGCTTGAAATACCCGCGGCTTTCAGCCTCAGTATAATCTATAGCCGCCATGTTATTGATTGCATCATATGGTATGTCAGTGACATGAATTCCAGTAGGATGTTTGCGAATAGGTTTAACATTTCGCATAGCCGCAGTAGTATGCGGAATTAACTTTAGAAGTTCTATTCTATCTTTAAGGTCAATATCTATATCAGATTCAATCTTCATGATTGTATCAATCCAGATTTAATCAGTTTTTTGTATGCGTCTTGAACAACAATAGCCTGGTGTTCGGCATCTTCAACAGCACGGTGAGTTGTTTTAGTGCTATATTTTTTATCCTTGAGACTTACTCCGGCAATTTCAAAAAGTGTTCTTGTATCACGCACTGAGTAAAATGGCCATGGTATAGGGTTAGGATAATTTTTCAATGTTTGTCGCATACCGGTTTCACATGCAACAACGTCAAATCCTGCACCGTTGCTCCAAACAGCACGGCGGTTCCAACCAAACTTATAAAGTTTCTCCATACATTCAGTAAACGACATACGTCCATTATCACCCAATGCTTCTTCAAGTGTTTTTGGATTTTGTTTAGACCACCAACATATTGTATCATCACTGATTATTCTATTATGTATTTCAATTTGATCTTCAATCGTTGGGCGTAATTCTAGTCGTTCAATAACACCTTGACCTTTGGGATTAAAAGAAACTACACCAATTGTTAATATTACACAATGTGGACTTGTGTCTAGTGTTTCCAGGTCAATCATTATATCTGCCATATTTATCCTTTATTCTTGCCACAATTCCCACATTGTTTTTAATTTGCTGTCCCAAATTTTTATTTCTACTCCCTTTGTGCCAGCAGTAAAATCCCATCCATCACCACGTTGACCGAAGTTTTTACGACACCATTTTATTATGGTATTAGATTTAGTACTAGGTCTGAAATAGTGTGTTTCTTTAATTATATCAGTATTTTGTTTTACTACATCAACATAGTCTATAATTTGATAGAAATCATCAATAAGTGAATTTTTAGATTGGACCATATATGGTATGTTAACAAATTTATGATAGGTTATCAATAAAATAGGGAAAAATGTATAAGCTCATGAAAATCTCAATATAAAAAATGAAAGATGTTTTTCGTATTGAAATTCAATAAATTCTCTGGGCATACGATTTATATAATCAGCTTCAAATATGTACCTGGCATAATATGGTTTTAATTCTTGTTGTATAAGTCTCACAGGTACATCAAGATGTGTTGGTAAATTATATTTTTCCTGGCACATATTTATAAAATTTTTCCAATATATTGGACAGTTTATCATTGCAGGACCCAATGTTATTCTTATAAAATCACTCATAAAAATTTCAATATAAAACTTAATCTATCATTTTCTGTTTTAAAAGAAAAAACAAGACTAGTGCGCGTTACAGTCTGATGCATTTGATTTGGATACCATGCGGGTTTTGTTTCTACATTAGGTTCAACTTTACCATGCAACAATATCATATAATCTAATAACTCTTTTTTATAACAGTCGTATCCTGATATTTCCACACAATACCATTGATCGAATTCTTCACCATCTATAACTGTTTTAGATTTTTCATAGGTTATATATTTCATGACCATCTCAACAAAAACCATGATTTATCTTGTTCAGTTTCAAACCAAAAAGTATTACCCAACCAAGCAAAATGTTCAATACCTATGTTATTAGAACACCAACTGTAAATTTCTCCCCAATTTGGATGCCTATTATTAAATTGAACACAATAATATCCAGCTAGACGAAATCTAATGTTCCATTGATGAGCCTTAGTTTTTACGGTTGGGATTTCCATGTATACAAATTGATTAATTTGTCCATCAATTATTAACCAAGAATCTATAAAATCTTTTATACAATCACGCTTCATGACTATTTTAGATTAAATAACATTTTATACTTTTGATTTTCTTAAAAAATATTTGAGTAATTTGTGTATTTTACACTCATGAATACTTCAACACCCAAAATATTTCTTCTTTTGGATTATTAAATTCTAACTTCAATACAAACTTACCCTTTATACTATCATACTTTTCAATTACACGATAATTTCCTGGGTATCTTTCACGCATTATTTCAGTAACATCACTTAAACCATCACCAGTTTTATTTTGGCCTAGCTCAGTCCAGCTGGCATATTTAAGTTGTAATTCTTGCAAGTATTTTTGCCATGTCATTTTTTCAATCTCGGGAATATAAGGAGCATACATAAAACCAACATCTATTGAGATTTTATCTTTATATCCTGCACTCATGACCATTTCAATAGAAACAAAAATGCGTCTTTTTCTTCAAACTCAAAATAAAATATTTCAGACATAGACATCATGTTTAATATTTCTTTTTCTAATTGTAGATCATTTTCTTTCAAAAAAACTAATGAAATTAAATTACAGCGAAAAAAATCCGTAAATTTTTCTCCTATTACTATATCCATATCTATATTTTGATATTGTCTTAACCACATTGCTGCATTATATATTGCTATATGTGAGCCAGGTATATAAGTTTTACCATTGTTTAAAAAAATTTTAGCATTAGCCATGTCATGTGTTTTTCTGGTATGTCAATACAATATTCATAGTATTTTAAGCTGTGATAATTGTTAATAATTCTATCACATGATGTTAAATCAATTTTATTCTCTATACAATAATTTAATACAGTATAAGCCTGGTACCATGTTAATCGAGATAAATCTACTATCATGATATTTTAATACTACCTAATCTAAAATAATCAAATATAAATGAAACAAAAAGATTGTAATACCCACATTATTTGATTTATTTTTATTATTGAATATTACCAAGATAACGCAAAAAGTAAATAATCTTTTTCATAACGAAATTTAAATTCTATATAATCAGTATCAATTCGCCATCTACAATGTCTATATGGATTTTGAATATTATTGGCCACCCAATCTAATATTTCAATGTAATCTTTTGCTGTGAAATTTTCTGATATTAAAACTCGTGCGGTATACCACTTTAATTTATCATAAAACCAATGTTGCAATGGCAATACAGAAGGTGTTATGTCCATTTTAATGCAAAAAAAGTCATTTCTTTTTTACCTTGATCATTATCCATAAAGTAAAAATTAAAATAGTCACCAGTAGGATATATGGTATATTCATCCATATGATAACTATTAGTGATATATGTTGCGCAATACTTTTTAGCATACAATAGTGCGTCATCAACCACATTTCTGTGTACTACAACATAATTATTCTTTATAATTTTCATTTTAATACCCAGCTATATTCAATAATTCCTTTACTACTTTTACAATATCATTATCACGTTTAAACTTTATGGCCCACTGTTCCGGGTTAATGTAATCAATAATCATTTTAACTTGTGTTTCATCTAAATTATCTAGAAATTTCAATCCACTATTACTATGATACAACATCCAAGGACTTATTTTTCCAGTAGTTATGTTATAGCAAATTTTATTTTTATTACCATATCTTAACAAATCTTTATTTTGTATATTCTCATATACAGCTAGTTCTATTGTAGTTTCTACACTTCGCTTAATAGCATCTAATGGATCTTCTTCTTTCAAATAAGAAATTAAAAATTTTGTATAATTTGTGTCTGTGTTCCACTGATCTATTTTTACATTGTTTTTCAATAGATAGTGTATATATTGGTTAACGTTTAACACATTGGTGTCTACACAATAAGAACCAAATTTTACAAACGCAATATAATATGCACTTTTAATAAAATCGGCATATGTTCTTAATTTTTTACTTAAAGTATTTAGTTTATAAAACTCAAGCCAAGCTTGAAATGCAATTTGATTACTTCGTTTATCTTTTTCTAACCAACGATGTTTATACTCACAAATATGTTTTGCGATTGAGGTTTCACGAACAAAAATACGGTTACAAAACTCACAACTATATTGTATCGTTTCCGTATTCTTTTTCGTATTCTTTGATTTCGTCATTAGTAATAATTTCATTTAATACTTCTATGTCCGATAACTTAAGGTTTGTAAAACGATTAGCAAAATATAATTTGCGTTTTTGTTGGCTGACAAAAACTTCCGACAATTGTTGGATATCGTTTTTATCAGCTTTAGGATAAATTTTTGTATAATAATCTGCGATTTCTTTAACCTTTGCTGGCTCAAGCAATTTACTTACACGTTCTCTAATATGCGGTATATATTGATGAAATTGTTTTCCTAAGTTCGGGCTGATTGTACACAACATTAGCCATTGCAATTTAGGATGCTTACTTATATTTTCGTGAAAAAAATATTTGTTAGCCGAAAAATTTGTATTGACTAGATAATAATATGATAAATCTTTTGATCCTTTTGCCATACTCATCCATAAAATCATCATATATGGAATGAACTTTTTTTGTTGTTCATTGGTGAGATTATCATAATATTGATAATCTTTTTTATCCAATGCAGCAAGTGCTTCAAACAAATTGAAATCCTGATCAACAAACTTTTCATCAGTCTTTGTTTGAGTTTTTGGTTTAGCCATTTTAATACTTTAATGTTTCTAACATCATTATTTTAGAAATTTCTTGACCTAAATCTTTATCATCAGTAACAATATATAAACTATAATTGGGTTCAGAAATATTTATTTTACGGTCATCATCATTACGAAATCTTGTTTCAATTACATATCCACCGTTGGCACGATATATACTAAAATTCATTGAGTCTACACTTAATGGACGAGTGTGGAATGGGTCCGGTGCGGGCTGCACAGCCACTAACATATTTTCTCTCGAGGCTCTTAACCTATTATCTAACCATTTAAATAAAAATCTCATATGTTTCCTTTAAAAAACTTTACTATAATCAACAATTTCACAATTTCTGCTAATCTCTTTTACAAAGTAAACACATCTGGGTTTAGGTCCATCATCGATCGGAACACATAAAAATTGTCCATTTCGCAACCTAGGTGCATACCATGTTACGTCATGATAAATGTCTATAATTTCAATTGGTAAAAAGTTTGGATTAAAAGAACTCAGTGGATTAAATTCAAATACACTAAATCCACGATCATTTAAACTGGTCAAAGGTAATGTTTCTAAATCCCCATGATCTTTTTCACCAATTAAAACTTGCCAATCGACAGGCATTTTTATTGTCCTATTGGCTATACGTAAAACCAAAGCCGGACTATTAAAACTTTCTAAAAAAATTAACGGGATATAATGATAATCGACTAAATTAGGATTTGAATTATCCAATATTGCAAAACGCCAATCATCAATTTCCTCAGGTAAGGTTTCTAGATTGTAATATTGATTTTCAAGTGTTAGGATCCTAATTTTAGTTCTCCTTGATAAATGTGAAAGTCGCGGTATCGTTACTACCCACCTTCTCTAACGCTACAAAGAAGCAATTAGAAATGTATTTAAATAATAAGTATATCATAGTCTATGATAACATAATTATCGTGCAAAATCAAGAGTTTTGGATGGTTACGGAGAAATTCATCATATAATGCCAAGGATTTTGGGTAATAAGAAATCCAAAGAAAATTTAGTGCGATTTACTGCTAAACATTTTACGTAAATAATTATTTGTATGTTAGCTTTTCCATATCATATGGATAGTTAGCCTCAGTATAAAAAGCCTTTCTTTGTGTTAAATGCCGTTTTGCAAATTTGCAACTACTTGTAATATCCCATATCATAACTTCGTCCTTGTCTTCCGCTTTTCTAATTCCGCGCCCAATACTTTGAATAACTCTTACAAAACTTTTACCCGGTTCAATAAGAACGAGATTAAAAATTCGAGGTATATTAATACCAACCGCCGCAACACCATATGTGCAAACCAAAACTTTATCATTTACTACAGCCACTTCATCGTATTCTTCTTTGCGTTCGGTTAATTTTGTGTTGCCAGATACAAACACTGCACCCGGAATTCTTTCTGTCAATTCTTTACCCGCATTAATTCTATCGACCAAAATTAATGTATTACCACTTTTCTTAATATCAAATATTAAATTTGCAATGGTGTCTAATCTTTCTTTATTTTCTAATAAATATTTTAACTCACTTTGATAGTCACGGCATTCAATATTGTCTTGTAACTGCACTATATTAACATGACATTGTGCGAGTACGCCACGATCCTGTAACTCACTTGCTGACAACTTACCAATAACATGGCCCAGTGAAACATATAATGCCTGCTGTTCAAATTTGGCTTTAGGTATAGTTCCTGTTAAACCCCAGCGAATAGGTACACGAGAAAATACCCCAGTAAGCAAATCTTTAAGAACTGAAGCCTTTACCTGATGACATTCATCAACCATCACACAGATTACGTTGTTTATAAAATCTTGTATAGTTATTTCAGATTGACCACTTTTAGTATTTTTTAGTAAATTGTTTAAGCTTTGCCAAGTACATATAGTATGTTGTTTTCCAAATTCTTTGCGGTCGCCAAAATACACACCCACATCTAATCCTAGTGCTTTATAATCAATTTCAGTTTGTCCCACCAAACTTTTATTTGGGACAATAATAATTGTTCTGCCATATTTACCCACTACACTACTTAATGCAGCCGTAACAATAGTTTTTCCAGAACCAGTGGCGGCTTCAGTTAATGATTGTGGGTTTGCTAAAAAATCATTTATTACTTTAACCTGATAATCTCTTAATTCAATAGGCTCACCTTGTTTGGTATGGCCTTCAGGCCATACAAAATTATTAAAGGTGTTTTGAGACACTTTATCAAATTCAAATTTGATATTATAATCCCGCAAGTCCTCAAGTTCTATATCATATTCTGCCTTATCTAAAAGTGGAATGATCTCCGGTAATAAATTAATATATGTGTTACCAGCAATACTAAAATAACTGACCTTACCATTCCAACGACCAAGTCTTACGCTAGGTAAATATTTGGCACCTGGTATTTCATATTCAAACATACGAGACAGGGTTTTTCTATCAGATAATTCTAAATTTTCCAATTTACAATTTACTTCGTCTTTGATTATTAGTTTACATGTTTTCATTTTATTTTGTATCGATGGGGTTAGAATTAGTAATTACAACTATTTTGCTAATTATTTTAGAATTTATAATTGCAGAATTTATTAAGGTTGTGCCAATACTTAGAAAAATAACATCCTTATCTTTATTGGTTATTTGCGTGTGTGGAATTAAAGATACATTATTTAATAATTTTACAAAGTCATATTTGATATAATTTTTTGAATGTATTCGTGATAAAAATGAATGTGTCAGATATACCTTAGTGATATTAAATTCAGAAAAAATTTTATTTAATTCAGATAAAAATTCTATGTCTGCGTGATAGATAAAATTGCTTGCAAAGAGTTTTCTGTTATCATTTTGAATGATATTATCGTTTATAGAAATACCTAATTTGCTTAATTCATAAAGGCATTGTAAATCATCACTGAGTTCAAAGTTTTTTATTTTTTCATATAAAGTTTCATTTATACCACTTACAAAATATTTATTGTTTTTTGTTTTTACAAGTGTGGGATTCCATAATAAATTATTTGCATTATATGGCGCCAATTTATCTAATAGTTTTTGAGACTCGGTGCAGTAAATAACATGTTCAAAAAACTTTGGTAATTTTTGAACCATGTATTTGAATGACAAGGTTGTAAAAGTTGATTTATAGGCTTTATCAACTGAATCCCAATGATAACTAGCATTGTTTTGCTTTAATTCATTGATAAATTTCTTGTTGAAGGGCACTTTGACAACAACCATATTGTCAACCAAACTTAATTTAGCACCAGTAAAGGCAACACTGGAAGGTTCTACTGGAACCTTCCAGTGTAGTGAAACTAAATCACTTGCATTATGACCTAATTTATATAATTGCTTTTGATATTTTAATATGATTTTATCAAAAAGGTCAGATTGGTTAGTTGTAACTATTTTATTTTTTTGTATCAATACATACAAATTGGATACGAAACTGTTATCGTATTTGCTTAATCTTATCTGTTCATACAAAAAATATGATAGGACATTTTCTTTACTGTTAAACATCCTATTAGTATAGTGTTATATAATGTCTAAGTCAACAATAAAGGTTAATAAAAAAGGGGACCTAAGTCCCCTAAAAATTTCGGTGTGTATTAGTAATACTTAGTTACTTACTCTCCGTTCTTCAAAAGCCACTTGTTGCTGATAACCTTGAAGCTGGGTCCACCGTAAGTATTGCATTTGAACACAAGACCTTCACTTTCTTTCTTTTGATTCAAAAGGCTCTTACCTTCAGCCATATTAAGTAGACCTGTTACAAACTCTTGAATCACAGAGCCAACCGAAATGAGAGGAACATGCTTGATACCATGAGTGTCGCAAAACACCCTACGCTCAAAAGGAGTCAAATAGTCATTGCGATCAATATCGTAGATATCGAATACATAGAATTCTTGACCACGAACATCATATTGATTGCCCTGAATTCCTTCACCAATCAATTCACCTTGCAATGCAAGATTACGACCAGTATTATGAATTTTTTCGAGCAATTGTTCCCGTCGGGCAACACGCCACAGTGTATTACCTTCAGTTTCCTTCAGATTATAGTTACGGCTGCAAACACCCTCACTGTTACCATTGACAAAAACAGTCATAGAGGTACCATCAAGTTTTTCAGTGACTTCCCAAATAAAGGCATTGTTATCCTGCCACTCTTTCAACTCTTCGGTTAGGTTCTGAATACGCTCCTGATCAGTCTTGGGCACTTCGGTAGGAAATAAACCTACAACATCACCAGCCAATTGAGCCGAGATAGGTGCTTCGTACTTCTGAATACCCAGAGTAACAGTAACATCTGTTCCCTCAGTCCATTCAACGTTGAATGGGTCATCTGCCGGTAAAGTACCAATAGGTAGCAATAGGCCCTGTGACACACAACCACGCAACTTTACGGTACGCAGGCGTTCACCTTTGACACCATTAAATTCTCTAGGCTGACTACCCTTGCTCAAAAACGGAGCGAGGTCATGCGGGATCCAAGAATCAATAGAAACATAAATGCAAAGATCACCTACATTGTAAGCATCCTTTTTGTCTACTACCCACCAACCACCAACACGATAGGAACAAATAGCATCAGCATTCGGGATAGTAGATACCTCAGCAATTTTGGCAATCCATGCCATCATTCGTTCACCGTTCTTGTACATAAATCACTCCAAATGTCTATTGAGTTGATAAGTGTATTATAGTCTATTTTTTAATATTTGTCAAATACCAAATTATCGGGAATATCCGTGCAAATTAGAGGGTCTGGGCAAACCCAATCGTCTGGTATTACTGTAGGTGCCGATGGCTTTTTTTTACCGCCTAATGTATTCCAAATTTGGATACGTTCTTGATTAACTTGTTCTAAGTATATCTTACGTGAAATTATTTCCCACATTACAGGAAAATCGGCAGCCCACAATGTTACAGAATATCTACAACTGTTAGAGCCAATTCCACCTCCTGTACCAGTGTTAATAATTGTGTTGTCAAAAAAAGAGGATCCAAAAGTAATAGATTTATTATCCGTTTTTAGAGTAAATGAAAGTGATCCGCGCCAGGCAGGATAGTGTGTAGGCTTTCCTTTATTGCGGGGATGGTCAATCTCAAAATTTGATACTCCATTTAACGGGGAACTATGGCTATTTCTTTCCATTCTAAATGAGATATCAGAAAAACGAATTGCAACCAATTGTGGAATGTTCAAACTTTTTCCTTTTTTATAAAGTTTATAATAAAACTTGTCAGAAATAGAATTATAAAAAAACCAAGACCAATTATCTTTAATAAATTGTGTTAGTTCATCAATGTTTTTTACTTGACCCATGACTGTCATAAAGGTTTTACGATCATTTTTAATCTTGCTGATACGTTTATCCACAATTCGACAGATAGCAAGCTGTCGCAAATGTTGGATATATTTTTTCTTATCCTCAAACAAACGACCATCACTGTCTGATTTATAAACCTGTATGATACTCATGAAATTAACCCAAAAATTTTAACGTAGAAATTATATTCTATTGTAATTACTAATTTAGTGTCAAATTTTAGTCAAAACCCATTTTATTGGCAGCAATAAAATTGCTTGTGAATTTTCGCTAACTAATGCCCATGTTTTTAATTCACTATAGGACATACGTAGATATTGGTCACAAGCATCATATGCGACTAGTGCTAGTAATGCACCACTAGCCTGACTCCAAGCCGGCTCATAAGCCTGTTCCCAAGCCTGCTCCCAAGCCTGTTCATAAGCCTGACCTCTAGCCTGATCCCACGCCTGATCTCTAGCCTCAT